TGCGCTATCGGGGTCGTAATCGTCGGGATCTGCCAGCGCAGTTCGAGGCTGTCACTTCTGGCCACAGGCGATAAGCCGGAGTTCAGTGCCGGCCATCACAGCAATATCCGAGCTGCAGCCTCTGTCAGTCCATTGCGTGACTGTCACGCTGCAGCCTTCTAATACAAAGACCAGCCATAGAGCTGGTTTTTTCGTTTTTGCGCACGACGAATCCCTTACCACACTCCTCGTGATCCCTTGTCGTCGATGCGCAATTTTCTTCAGCAGGCTTGCAGGCGGGTAAAAACAGGCGGGTTTCTCAGTTGACATTGAGAAGTTTAACCCGGCTCGCTCAGGTCACAATCTCAACAATTCCTAAAAGCGAGCCTCCAGATTAGGAGGCAGGTATGAAAATTATGGCAGACAAGGTAACGACCAGCGCGGCATATGCCACGTCCGGGGCGACTTTTCTCGCCGGTAGCTTGTCGCTAAACGAATGGCTTGCAGTAGGTGGCTTCATCCTCGCCGTAGCAACGTTCTGTGTGAATGTTTATTTCCAGCGTAAGCGAGACCGTCGGGAGGAGCGCCTGAGCAATGCAAGATGGAGAGTAAGCGATGAGTCAGATAATCCAGATACTCAGCTATGAAGAGGGGTATCGAGAGAAGCCGTACATCGATACTGAGGGCTATCCCACTGTCGCATGCGGCATCAAAATCGGGCCAAAGGGCGCCAGCCTGAACAACTACACCTTCACCGTGCCACGCAAGGTAGGTGATGTGTGGCTGCAGTCATTCGTCGATTCCACAATCAACCAGTGCCGCAGCAACCCAGCTATCTACGCCGCACTACAGCAATGTAACCCGGCGCGGGCAGATATTCTCTACAGCATGGCCTACCAGATGGGTGTCGCTGGCCTGGCTGGCTTCAAAAATACGCTGGTCATGATTTCCAACGGTGATTTCGATGCGGCTGCCAACGGCATGATGAACAGCAAATGGGCGTCTCAGACACCTAACCGCGCCCGCCGCCACGCTGCTGTAATGCGCTCCGGTGACTACGACGTCTATAAGGGGCTGATATGAGCATCCTGATATTTATCTGCGTCGTGGCTGTCATCGTTGTTGCGTTACTGCTCATCCGCAAATACACATCGGTCGAGTTTGTCAGCCATGCCCGGTTACTGTTTCGAGCGTGGTCGGTCTGGCTCAGTGGTATCGGTGCTGCGCTCGGTGTTTATCTGGCTTCGGCGCCTGATGCGATTATCACTGCATGGAACATGCTACCCCCTGACCTGAAATCGATGCTACCGGTAAACATCGCGCAGTACGTGAGTTATCTGCTGGTCGCGCTGGGTATCGTTGCTCAGTTTATCCGTCAGAAGCGGCTGAACGAGAAGAAGCAGCAACTGGACAAGCAGCCATGAACACTCTCATTAACCTGTTTGCAGGCGGCTGGAATTACATTCTGGCCGGGCTGGCTGTTATCGCCGCACTGATTGCAACTTACTTCGGCGGCAAGAAGGTCGCAAAGACCGAGGAGAAAGCTAAGGCTGACGTTGCTGAGGCTATCCGCGTTCAGAATCAGGCAGAGGCTAAGTCAGATGTGGAAGCGCACAACATCCAGTCGGCTAAAGAGGTTCAGCAGAGTAACGCTGCTCTCAGCGATGACGCTGCTCGCCGTAAGCTGCGTGAATCGAAATACAACACCACAGACTGAATACATCACAGTCGATTCCAGCTGCACGTTGTTCAGCCCCATCCATACCCACGGTAAAGACGCTGACTTGATGGATATCAGGACGGTGAGGGCGATCAATGTGCATAACGAGCTGTGGGACAAAATCTGCAGCAAGCAGTGACAACCCGCACGAAGATTCACTTTTAGTAATAGAGCAACATCAGCCTCGCTACGCGGGGCTTTTTTATTACCACAACCAAGAGAAACAACAATGCTAACTATCAAGGCGATCAACAAAGATAACGACATTTCAGTTTTGCAGGCAACCGGCGACGTGAGCTTCGTTCGTGAATCGCGAATGATTTTCTTCCGGGGCTGGTCAGGCGGTGACGATGAAATGATTCTGGATGAGGGAGAGGTTGCTTACGTCTGCAATGAAAAAGGCGTGACAGTCGCCATCTTCCAGTAGTCGCTACCAGACCCTGCGTTACAAAGAACACCATAAGCCTGACTTCGGTCGGGCTTTTTTGTACCCGCAATAAACCGCGCCATGCCCGGCGCATTAAATCACACAGAGCCTTTCAGGAATCAGCTTCGGAGATAACCGTTATAAGCGGCGGCTTCTCTGTGGGCGGTTATCTGGGCAACGAGGCTTATTCACTAAAAGGTACACGCAATGAAAGAACTGACAGTTATTCCAGAGTTTGATTTTCGCCAGTTAGTGACTGCTGCCGATGGAGAGCCAGTAACTGATACTTTCCAAATCGCAAAAGCTTTCGGAAAACGACATCAGCATGTAATCCGAGCCATTGAAAACCTGCAATGTTCGGCTGAGTTCTCGACGGCCCATTTTTGGGCTTCCGAGAAAATCAACGACTTAGGCATTTTTGATAAAAAGCAGAAGTTTTACCGCATGGACTTCAGCGGCTTTGTAATGGTGGTAATGGGGTTTAGTGGCCCGTCTGCCGCTCGCGTCAAGGAGGCTTATATCAACGCCTTCAACTGGATGACTGCGGAGCTGAGGAAGTACAGCGAAAGCTACGAAGCGGAGCGTAACGCGGTAATGCTGGAGTATATGAAAGAGAAGGATGTGGCCAGCATGTCAGGAAGACTTCTAAATCGCTGGGGTCGGGTTAAGAAGCCGCAATTGCTGGCCCGTATCGAACGGCTTGAGCAGCAAGGTCAGATCAGTTTGCCCGGCGTAGCAAAATGACCAAAAGCGAAAAACAGCAACTGGAAATCATCTGCCGATACTTGAAAGATGGTTTTCAGGATTTGAATTGCGGTCGCATTGCGATAGGCGTTTCTAATGTCGAGAAAGCAGAGGTTCTTCTCGATGCCCTCCTGGCAATGGAAGACGCAAAGCAAAGAAAGACCAGCTGAGAGCCTCTTTCACAACGGCTTTTATCACAATGCCCGTTTCAATGAGCGGGCATGATGATGACTGCCATCATATCCTCCTGTGTCTACGGTTAGCACTGCTGTGAAGCAGCGCGACATCGGTTTAATGGAAACGAAATATGGCTGACACCTACCGCATTACAGTAACCACAAAGTCAGGCGAGACCCATGAAGGCTTGATGAACCGATCACAACCGGAAATCGTAAACGGATTCATCGGTGTGGCTCAGGAAGATGGCGCCTGGGTATATCTGGCGCCGGATGACGTGCTGAAGATGGAGTATGTACCGGAGTCGGAAGAAAAAGAAAGTCAGAAATAACTTACTGGCACCTGATACGTAATTCTTTGCGGTTGAAGCCTGCTTCTTTGCTCAAATCAGAATAACCGGCAGGGCAGAGCTCATTTGCCTTCGAATAGCAGATGCCCCATCCCGTGCCTGCACCACACTGCACAAGATACTCAGTTGAACCATCTGGACGAGAAATTTTCTGTGCTGTTGAGCAGCCAACAAGGGATGCGGTAATCAAAAGTAGGGTAATAGCTTTCAAGACCTTCTCTCCTTTTTAAAAGCATACAAATAACAGGAAAACGCATGGCGACCAAACCTAAAACTGGCCGCCCTTCTGATTATCTACCAGAGGTGGCAGCCGATATATGCGCGAAGCTAGCCGAAGGTGAAAGCCTCCGCACTGTATGCTCCCGTCCAGGCATGCCTGGAAAGGCAACAGTGTTTCGTTGGTTAAAAGAGCATGAAGAGTTTCGAGACCAATACGCAAAAGCAACTGACACGAGAGCGGACTCCATCTTCGAGGAAATGTTGGAGCTTGCTGATGACGTGAAAGAGGATGGGGCAGCGGTTGCTAAGGCTCGCCTTCAAATAGACACGCGAAAGTGGGTGCTTTCTCGCATGGCACCGAAAAAATATGGCGACAAGGTCGTGAATGAGCTTGTAGGCAAGGACGGCGGACCAATCCAGCAGTCACATTCCGTAGCCGTAGACGAAAAGGCGCTTAACAGCATACTGAGCAAACTATGAGCCAAATACTCGAATGGGAAGATTTGAGCGAAGCAGAACGCCAAGCTATCAAAGTCCTGTCCGAGCGCTCATTTCTGGCCTTTAACCGCATATTCTTTCAGTTGTTGCAGGGTGAGAAGTGGTCAGTTAACTGGCATCACCGATACATTGCGCAGGTGATTGAGGATATCGTTGCCGGCAAGCGCCGTAATGTTGTCTTTAACGTTCCTCCCGGAAGCGGTAAGACTGAGATGTTAAGCATCCATGCGCCGGTATGGACAATGCTGAACTGCCAGAAGGTGAGGAACCTCAACATATCCTTCAGCGATACCCTGACCAAGCGTAACAGCCGCAGAAGCCGTGAAATTATCACCTCTGCTGAGTTTCAGACACTATGGCCTCACTCGCTTGGGGTAAACCAGGCAGACGAATGGCAACTTCTCAACGAAGATGGGAAGATAAAGGCAGAGGTTGTTAGTCGTGCTGCAAGCGGCCAGATTACCGGATCCCGCGGCGGTTATCAGATGCCGGGATTTTCAGGATGGATAAACCTGGATGACTTTGACAAGCCGCTCGACGTTTTCTCAGAGGTTAAGCGGAAGAAAGCACAGCAGACACTAACCAATACCATTCGCTCTCGTCGCGCCAATAAGTCAAAAGATAACCCGACCCCAATCATTGCCATTCAGCAGAGACTGCATACAGACGACAGCAGCGCATTCATGCTATCCGGTGCTATGGGTATCGACTTCGAGCACGTCATTATCCCGGCGCTCATTGATGAAGCTTATATCGAGTCTCTACCTGGGTGGCTTCAGGAGCATTGCTGGAATGACGTCAAAGACAGCGAGAAGATGCGCGGCTACTGGTCATACTGGCCTGCGAACGAATATGTAGGCGACCTATGCCGCCAGTGGGACACGGATGAATACACGTTCATGTCCCAGGGGATGCAGAAGCCCATCAAACTTGGTGGCAACGTATTTGATGGTTCATGGTGGCAGACGTACGGTCCAGATGGAGATAAACCGGAGCCAGAGCGTTACGAATACCGGTTTACTACCGCAGATACAGCACAGAAGACAGCGAACCACAATGACTGGTCTGTTTTGTGCGAGTGGGGCGTGTACAAAAACGACCTGTATCTCATCCACATGGAGCGCGGAAAGTGGAAAGCGCCAGAGCTTGAAACAAACTTCAAGGCATTTATCTCTCAGGCATGGCGTAAGAATCGGGAATCTGGAACGCTGAGAAAAATCTACGTTGAAGATAAATCCAGCGGCACCGCGCTCATTCAGAACCTTGAGAAAAAGCTCCCAATCAAGATAACCGCTCTTCAGCGAAACAAAGACAAAGTAACCCGGGCAATGGATGTGCTGCCGGTAGTCAAGGCGCAGCGTGTTTATCTCCCTGCTGACGCCTCATTCTCATCCGAGTTTATCGCTGAGCACAGCGCTTTCACCTACGACGACACTCACGACCACGACGACATCGTGGATAACCTTATCGACGCCGTGACTGAGGAATTACTCCTTGGCAGTGATGCCCTACGCAGACTCAAGGCGCTTGCAAGCTGAGAACTCACATGGCTAAACGCAACAACAGGCAGCAAAAGAAAATCGACAAGAAGATGAACATGGACAGCTATCAAAACGTGTTCATGAACATCGGCACAGGTGGTGACAGGTCAGCATACAGCCGCATCCGTACAGCGCGCCTGCTAACCAAAGCAACGCTCGACAGTATCTACCTCGGTGACGGCTTGGGTCGTCGCATTATTGACGTGGTGGCTGACGAAATGTTTCGCGCTGGATTTACAGTGGAAGGCGCAAGTAACGAACCTGAGATTATGTCCCGGTGGGATGAGCTTAACCTAACGCAGCAGTTTGCGGACGCGGTGGCATGGGCTCGCTTATATGGCGGATCACTGATGCTGTTCGGTGTGAATGACGGTGGAGACCTTCAGTCACCAATTGGAGAGGGAGAGCTTGAGTTTGTTCGTGTGTACGACCGCTATCAGGTTCAGCCTTTCCTGCGTGATACCAACCCTGAGAGCGCCACATACGGCGAAATCACTCAGTACCAGATTAACCCCATTTCAGGGACGCCATATTACGTTCACGCCAGCAGATGTCATGTGTTCGATGGTGAGCGACTTCCTAACCAGATTCGTCATCAGAATCAGGGGTGGGGCGCTTCATGCTTGCAGGGCGTCTATCAGGCGCTGACCGACTACGGCATGAGTCACGCTCACGCTACAAGCCTTCTTGAGCGCAAACAACAGGGCGTGTGGTCTGCCGCTGACCTGGCTGACCTGTGTAAAGACGGTGAAGGTCGAGATGCTGTTCAGGCTCGTCTCAACATGGTCGATATGACGCGCAGCAATGGAAACACCATCGGCGTGGATGCGAACACGGAGAAATACGAGCTGCTTAACGGCTCGCTGGAAGGTGTCGTGGATGTGCAGGACCGCAAGCAGCTACGCATATCAGCGCTGACCGGCATCGATGAGCAAATCCTTTTTACCAAGACGCCATCTGGTCAGGGGGCGGATAAAACCACCGTCCCTGAATCATGGAAGCAATTGATTGGCCGCAAGCAGAAAGATGAGGCGCGACCAGCAATAGAAAAGGCGGTTAACTTCCTTACCACTGATGAAACCTGGACGATTAAGTTCAATCCTCTCTCAGTACCAACAGAGAAAGAGCAGGCAGAGACGGCTAACCAGTGGTCACAGGCTGATGAACGCTATTCGCAGCTTGGATGGGTAAGCAACGATGAAGGTGTCGCCACACTGAAAAAACGTGGAGGCTACGTCTATCCGGAGATGAGCAATGGCTAAAGTCTGGCTTCATCCCTACGGTATAGAACGCGACTACACCAACGCGCTTGTAAAGGCCACCAGGCAGTTCAACAAAGAAATCAACTCAGCATACGGCGATATCCGCTTCGATGGCTGGCATGACGATATGTCGGCTGTACTGGCTTATCTCCGCAATGCTGGAAACCGCATCTTCCAGCCAGTAATTGAACGACTGCCGACATTCTTCGCGCTAACGAGCCAGTTTAATGACAAGCAATGGCGGCTGGTTGTGAAGGGTGGAACTGGCTATGACATCCCACCTTCGCAGGCTGTTATTGCCGGGCAGACAACTGCTCCCGTCTCATCTGGTGTTCTTGGCGTTGATGCTTATCGCGCAGAGCCATGGCTGAGAGAGATGCAGGAGTTATGGGTATCAGAGAACACCAGGCTGATTAAATCCATTCCTTCTGACGAACTGGCGGACATGGAAGGCATCATCCAGCGCGGTGTAATGAATGGCTCAAGCGCTGACACCATCAAGAAGCAGATTCAGGAGCGCTATGGCGTCACTGAGAGGCGCGCAAAGCTGATCGCAGTTGACCAGATAGGCAAAGGCAACGCCGCACTCACAAAGCAGCGTCAGGCCGACGCAGGAGTAACCGGCTACAAGTGGCGAGGCGTACTTGATGAACGCGAGAGACCTGAGCACAGAGCGCGAGAGGGAAACTCTTACAAGTGGAATAACCCACCTCCTGATGGACACCCCGGGCAACCTGTAAGGTGTCGGTGTTACGCAGAGCCTGACTGGTCTGGTTCAGTTTTCGATATCGGCGAATAAATAAGGCAAAACATGAAAACAGTATCTCGCTTCGATGTGGGAGAGCTCCGTGCGTCCGTAAATGAGGATGGCTATCTGGAGGATGTGCCGGTAGTAGGGCGCGTTGGCATCCAGTTATACCGAAATCCAGACGGTTCAGTACGACGTGAACTGCGTCCACCTGAAGAAGTATTCAACGCTGATTCACTGGCGAGCTTCAAGGGCAAGCCGATCACTATCGGTCACCCGGGGGCAGTTAATTCCCGCAATGCCAAAAAGCACATGGTCGGAACCATGCTTGAGCCAGGCAGACAGGATGGTGAAAACGTCAAAGTGCCAATCATGGTGTATGACGAGAACGCTATTAACTCAGCAACCAGCGGCAGAACCAAGCAGCTATCCCTCGGCTACAGGTTAGACCTCGATGAGACTCCAGGAGAGTGGAATGGTCAGCCATACGACGCCGTCCAGCGAAACATCCGCATCAATCATCTCGCCCTCGTATCTAAAGCCCGGGCCGGTGATGTAGCAACACTGAATCTCGACGGTGATGAAGAAATCACCTTAGACGATGACGACAACCAACCAAAAGGTAAAACAATGCAGAAATTGCGACTCGACAACGGGCTTGAGTACGATGCTTCTCCTGAAGTCGTCGTGGCGTTCAACGCCCTTAAACAGGATGCAGAGGACGCTAATACCAAGCTGTCCGAAGCGCAAACAACCATCTCCACCATCACAGCAGAGCGAGACACTCTGAAAGCTGACGCAGCAGAGTTTGAAAACAAGCTGAAGCAAGCTCGCGAAGATGCAGAGAAAACCATCAAAGCTCGCACCGAACTTGAAGCAAAAGCAGAGAAGCACGGCATCAAATGCGACGGTCTCGATGACATTGCCGTCAAGAAAGCGGTTGTAGCCAAGCTGAAGCCATCCATCAAGCTCGATGGTAAAGACGACACCTACATCAACGTCGCGTTCGATATGGCTATTGATTCAGCCCCTATGGAGCAGCAGCGCAAAATCGTCAATCAGGACAAAGCAGAAACCCGCGATGACTCCGCTGAACCAAAAGGCTCTGCCGCTGCTCGCAAAAAATACCTCGACCGCCTGCACGGCAAAAAGGAGACAGCATAATGCCTGTTCAGACTTCCTACGATAACGACATGCAGATCGCAATGCCTGGCATGCGTTCAGATTCAACTCATCAAATCACAGACGGGTGCAACGCAGCACAAGGCGCGATTAAGCCAGGCTATGTGGTTGCTCGTGTATCAGTCGCTAACGACAAGCGCGTAGTTAAGCAGGTGTCAGCTGCTGGCGATGCAGCAAACCTGATGGGCATCTGCCGCTTCAGCCACTACGGCTGCGTTACTGGGCAATACGAGGATGGCGACGCTGTTAACGTGATGGCATGGGGCCGCATTTGGGCTGTAACCACCTTAGCGACCGCACCAACTATGGGCGCAGACGTTAACGTTCTGACCTCAGGTGCTGACGCTGGCAAGGTAGCAGCAACTGGTGGCTCTCTGGCTCTGGGCTGGGTGTTTACTGGTAAGTTCACCACATTCAAAAACAGCGCTGGCGCAACAGTTAACCTGGCTGAAGTGCAAATCCGCAACCAGACCACACAGCCAACCGCATAAGGAACAATAATGGAACAGATGAATTACGACGAAGCTGACCTGTTCGCTATTGAACATGGCGCGGCGGCTAACGGCATCCGACTGGATGAAGGGGAGTCAATCTTCCTGGCTCGTGAGCTGGACTACGTGAAGTCCAAAGTTTATGAAGTCGAATATCCTGCACTGACTGCAACCACGCTTTTCCCGGTAACATCAGAAATTCCTTCCTACGCCAAAACGTTCACTTACGGCGTGTGGGATGCAGTTGGTATGGCGCGAATCATTGCCGATTACTCTGATGACCTGCCGAACGTAGGCGTTAACTATCGTGAAGAAACCGGCAAAGTTTTCAGTCTCGGTAACTTCTACGAATACAGCCTGATGGAAATCCGTGCATCACAGGCAACCGGCAAGAATCTGCCTACCCGACTGGCTAACGCTGCTCGTCGCGCGCATGACGTGAAGGTTAATGACCTGGCATTCTACGGTGATGATGATTATCAGATCGTCGGCGTCTTGGACCATCCAAACATTCCAGTTACCACCTCTGCTGGCTGGACTACTGGCGAAATCGCTTCTGGCGAACTGGAAGATGCGGTTTCCGCAATTGAGACAATCACCAAAGGCCTGCATTCTGCGAACGTCATCGGACTGCCGCCAAGCGCCTTTAAAATCCTGTCCAAGCCGATACCAAATACCAATACGTCTTACATGACTTTCTTCAACCAGCAGTATCCTGGTATGCAGTGGATTCGTGTAAATGAGCTGGAAGATATCGATGGCGCAGGCACTAAGGCCGCTCTGGTCATGGAGCGCAACGCTGATAACGCATCCATGGAAATCCCGCAGCCGTTCGAACAATTGCCGCCTCAGGCAAACAACCTGGCGTTCAAGATTCCATGCCACAGCCGCGCTACCGGCGTACAGGTTTACCTGCCGCTTACCCTGCATCTCATCAAAGGCATTTAAGAGGCTTCGGCCTCTTTTCTTAAGGATTACCAATGAAGATTACCAACGCATCAGCACGACTGTATTACATCGCCGGCCAGAAACTGGCGCCGGGCCAGACTGCCGAAGTTGAAGATTCCTGGAAGGACAACAAAACGGTGCAGGCGTCCATCACTAAAGGTGAGTTGCGACTCGCTGACAAAGATGAAGCTGTGACCGCCAGCCAGGTAGAGAAGAAGGACAAGAAGTAATGAACATTGCCGCATTTGAAGGTCTTACGCCTCTGGAAATCTTCCGCAAGCTAGCGCCTGAATTTGCGGCTGTTCCTGATGAGGTTGCTCAGGGTTACATCGACTTTGCATTACTGTTTGTCTGCGAAGATGAGTACGGAGACGCTTATAACGTTGCTCTTGCGCTCATGGCGGCCCATATCATGGCATCGCCTGGCGGTTACTCTGATAACGGTTCTACATCGTCTGGTCGCATTCTCTCACGCAAGGAAGGTGATCTGGCAATCACGTACGGTAACGTATCAGGTGATTCCAGTTACCTCAGCGGGACCACGTACGGAAACCTGCTGCAATTGCTCCGTAAGAAGAGGGGGGCAGGATTCTCGATTATGACTCGCGGAGTCGTGGGGGGATGCTTGTGTCCGTAAAAATCACAGACAACAAGCGACAGTGGGAGAGGTTAAGGCAAGAAGTGAATGCAGCCGGAAGCAAAGAGGTTGTTGTCGGCATCCAGAAGGGCGAGGTCAATGATGGTGTGCTTGTCGCTGAATACGCAGCATGGAACGAATTCGGTACGAGAACAATTCCTTCGCGCCCATTCATGCGCACTTACTTCGACACCTCAGTGTCTCGTCTGGAAAGGTTTGCCACAAATGGCGTGACGCAAATCCTCCTTGGCAGAGCGACCTTCTCTCAGTTTCTTAATGCTGCCGGTGTTTTCATGGTGGATGGCGTCAAGAAGAGCATCTCTGGAGGCGCATGGACGCCAAACTCTCCGGTTACGATAGCGTTGAAGGGTTCATCAAAGCCGCTTATAGACACTGGCGTAATGCTTAATTCAGTCACCTTCGCCATTCATGATTACGGAAGGTCACAATGAGCAATCCGTTTCGCAGGCCCTATCAAGTTTTTACTCCATCGCCTTCGACATTGGTTAACGGCGTTATTGTTGATGGGGTGATGACGGAGTCCACAGCTTACTTCAGCGTGCAAAGCATCAAAGATACACAGGAGATTGAGAGTCTGGAGGAAGGGAGGAGGCTAACTGATTATCGCCGCCTGTACAGCGACACTAAGATTCAAATTACTGATGATTTTCCCATGGCTCAGCCTGCGCTTGTCGTTATCGATGGGTTTAATTACGAAGTTAAGCACCGCGAACCATGGCAAAACGGAATCATACCCCACTATAAATATTATGTGGTAAGGAAGCGAGATGGCTGAAACGACCGTGTCAACCTTCGTTCCTGATGCTGTAGAGTCCGCCGCTTACCGTGTTTTGTCCCAACTAATATCCGTACCTCTCGCTTACGCCAATCAGAATAACTCCCGGCTTCCTCTACCTTGCGCCACGCTTCGTGTATCAACGCGCACAACCGTTGGCAGGGATGAGCATGGCGATGTAGATGATGAAGGTGTTATGCCGTCACACGGTGTTAGAGAAGGCACGGTGATGGTTAATGTGTACGGCGGAAGCGCACGAGAGCATTGCGACGATCTGATTAATAACATCCGTAAAACCACATCACGCTACCTGATGCGCAGAGAAAAATTCGTTATTGCAGATAGCGCTCAGGTTAACGACCTGACAGGGCTGCGAGATGAAGCAAACTTCGAAGCGATGGCGAATGTAGACCTCACATTCCGCTATACCGGCAAGTACACGGATAACGTAGGGCTCATAGAAACCGTTGATGCGACAGGCGACATCGGCGGAATAGAAACACACCTCACTATCGCCGTCACATCCGACTAATCAACACGGAGTTTCATCAATGGCAAATCTAAGCCAGATTGCCAACGTGAATATTTCGCTGGACACAGCGAGTATCGCGAAGGCGTCATTCGGCATTCCACTTGCAGTCTCGCCGACAACGGCATTCAGTGAGCGGATCCGTAAATATTCAAGCTATAGCGCTGCACAGCAGGACAACCTCGATCCTCAGACGCTTAAAGCGCTATCAGCAGTGTTCAGTCAGACCCCGCGCCCTAATCAGGCATGGGTTGGTCGCCGAAACGCCGTCTCGGTAGACCTGGCGGTAACCAATTCGACGATCTCAACGGGCAATATCTTCGCGTTCAGTGTAAACGGCACGACCGTGACGTATACCGCAGCGAGTGGTGATGATGCATCTGATGTATATACCGGTCTGAAAACAGCACTGACGGCACAATCTGTAGTTGATGCGTTGTTTACCAGCACCTCTGATGCTGAAGGGCTTCATCTGGTTGTAAAGGCGCCTGAGACGGCAACCATCGTTAAGCCAGTAACGAACCTGTCAATCGCAACCGCAGGCTCAGCAGACGGATTAGAAGCTGACCTTAACGCCATTCAGCAGGAAGACCCGGGCTGGTACGGCTTTGCTCTGGTAGAGCATGGTGATGCGCTAATTCAGGATGCAGCGGCATGGGCTGAGACGCAGACGAAACTGTTCTTCGCATGTAGCGATACTGCTGATATCTGGACTTCTGCTGATGACGATATCGCATCGCAGTTGCAGAACCTGCAATATCTGCGCACTGCGTTAATTGCTCACAAAGCTGCGGCTACTGAATATCCTGAAATGGCATGGATGGGGCGATGCTTCACCATCGCTCCTGGTGGCGAAACGTGGGCGCTTAAATCACTGGCGGCCATTACGCCGAGCAAGTTCAGCGACACAGAGCAGAGCTACATCTTCCAGAAGAACGCTAACGCCTACGAGCAGTACGCCGAAAACACCTACCTGATTAACAAGGGCAAGGTTGCTTCTGGCGAATGGATTGATGCTGTACGATTCCGTGACTGGCTGGTTGACACAATTCAGAAGAACATGGCTTCTCTGATGATTCGCCAGAAGAAAGTTCCTTACACCAATGGCGGCATTGCGCTCATCGTCAACAACCTGAACGGCTCGCTAATTCAGGGACAGCAGGCCGGCGGCATCGCACCCGACGAGCGTGACAGTGAAGGCAACACAATCCCCGGCTTCCGCATCACTTACCCAAATGCAGCCGACGTATCTGCTGATATCAAAGCTACCCGCACTCTCTATATCGAGTTTGTGGCGCTTCTGGCTGGGGCCATCCAGCTTGTTGAAATTACCGGCTCACTTACCTATAGCTACGAGGGCTAATTATGGCTGCTGAATTAACTGGCTCTTATGACGGCTCAGAAGTGTTTGTCACTATCGGCCCACTGCTATTAACAGGCTTCAGTGATGGAGACTCCATTACAGCCCGTAAGAACGCCAACTTCTATGAATCACGCGCTGGTCTTGACGGCTCAGTAGGTCGAGCGCGAGTAACGGATAAGCGTGGTCAGATCGAGCTGCATCTTTTACAGACTTCTGCTGCTAATGATGAACTGTCAGCCCTGATGAACCTTGATTCATTAACCCAGGACGGTAAAGCGGTTTATCCGGTGTCAGTAACTGACTTCTCCGGTCGCACTGTTATCGCAGCAGGTCAGGCGTGGCTTTATCAACTTGGTGACGTCGCATTCTCAACTAACGAAGTCGGAGAGAGGATTTACACCTTTGAGTGTGCTGACCTGAAGTTCTCCCTTGGCGGTAACAACGTTTAACATGACCGCCTCCGGGCGGTTTTTTTTGAGGTCCATATGTCTCAGGAATTTGCAACTTTCCATATCGGCGACAAAGAATTCAAAGCCGCCAAGATGAACGCCTTCTCAGCAGCCAAACATTTAGTGAAGCTGAAAACCCTGCTTGATAAAGGGCTGGCTTCAGGCGGTGATGCAAACGCAATTCAGTTACTGGCGGGTATTGATGAGAAAACGCTGGAGGATGTCATCATCCCCATCCTGCGCGATTCATCCACCTTTAGCGTGACTGACGAGAAGAAGATAGACAGCCCTAACGCAATGAACCTTGTATTCACTGTAGACACGCTCTTCGACTTCTTCGAGCTGTGCTGGGAGGTCCTTAAACTCAACTTCACCCCTTTTTTTACGAAAGTTCTCACCCTGTTTGGATTAAGCCCAGAAGAACTGGCAAGCCGGGTGCAGTCACTGTCGAAAAACGCGACCCGGGAAAGCTGAGGGAAGATGTTGAGACAGAGCTTTGGGTGTGGCGTCCAATAATGAGAAATATGTGTACTGTGGCAGAAGTTAAGTCAGGTCTAATCACTTGCGAAGACCTGCTTAAACTCAACGCCCTCATAGAGATGACCGACTATCTGAATGCGCCAATGGAGAAGTAAATGGTTATTCGAGAACTGCTTATCCGTCTCGGGCTTACCGGCTCAGATAGTGTTGGTCGAGGGCTGGACAGAGTAGACGGCAAAGTCGACAAAACTATTCAGTCCTTTAATGCGCTTGGAGGTGTGCTTGCTACAGTATTTGGCGCAGTGACCATCTCAAACATTGCAAAAACTGCTGATGAAATGCAGTCACTTGAAGCACGCATTGGCATGCTTCCGCAGACCATAACCACCGGAGCAGAAGCATTCGACACGGTAGCTCAACGGGCTGGCGCAGCCAGGCAAGGTATTGAAGAGTACGCCTCATTCTACATTAAAGCCGGTAACGCTACTCAGGACTTCTATAAAGACCAGGAGCAGGTTTTACAGCTAACTGATGCTGTATCTATAGCTCTGGCTGCTTCAGGCTCAACAGCAGTAGCGCAGGGGCAGGCATTCTTCCAGCTTGGTCAGGCAATTGGTTCGCCAACTGTCCAAATGGAAGAAATGAACACGCTTATCGACGTGGCACCTGACTTGTTCAGAGCACTCGGTAAAGCCATACCAGGCGCAAACAACAACCTTAAAGCATTCATCTCAACTGGCAAGGTTACCGGGAAAATGCTTGCTGAAGGGTTGATTACTGTCCTTCCGCAAT